ACATCAGGTAATTGCTGAATGTGTTGGTTAGGTTTGCATTTGAATTCATTAAAGTGATGATTTACCTTGCTAATATCATTATCAACACTGATAACAGAGTTCTTTTTTTTGCCGTCTTCAACAATAAGTGCAACTGGTGATCCTTCTAATTCCAAATTCATAATAATATAGTATTACTAAAGATAATAATTTCGGTGTTTTTGCGTTTTGTAAAAAAATCAAAATAATGATTTTAAAAATGCATGTTTTTGAACAAATGCATCCGATTCTCTATTAATTTGTTGTTGTATATATTCACGTATTTCATCTAATCTATTGGGCATTTGTTTTATAGAAATTTTCTTAATTGATTGTAATTCTTCAATTGCGGTTTCCCTCAATTTCTTTTCATTGCACTTTTCTAATTCTTTCTGAATAATAGAAATATTATCAATAATTTTGTCACGTGGGACTTTTTTAAATTTATTTTCAGTAAGCGTTTTTAATGTATCAATATCATTTTTTATTCCATTAAGGTAACCTGTATGTGTATTAAAAAAGTTCTCTAAAAGTTTTTGAACTTTGGGGTCTTTATCCATTAATATTAGTGATGCATTTACACGTTTTAATGCTTTAAAAACATTACCTTCTTTCAAGTATTCCCTACCATCTTTTAAAATATCCGATTTTATTTCTTGTATAGACATGTTTTCAAAATTTTGGAATCCATTTAATTGGAAATAATAGTTTTCAGTAAATTCAGTAGCAACCCCATTTATGAATGCAATAATATCCATTTTTATTGTGGATTTCTGTAGTATAACATCAGTAAAATAATATGTTTTTCCATCAACAACTTGTGACCCTTTTTTAATAGTTTGTTTAGTCCATCTTAATGGTTCTCCTTTATCGTCTTCGCCACATTTAAAATCAGTAATAAAAATATTAGGGTCTTTTGATGCACGTTGAAATTTATCTTGAAATAATTTTAGTATTTGTTGTGGATACTTGCCCACAGTTGGTGTTTTAAAATATTCTTGTAAATCAAAATCCGATTTATACTTCAAATGAGGTAATGTTTGTGACCCAATAATTTTGTATCGTCCAGTAATGGTTAGTAGATTAAAAACCTTTTCTTCTTGTCTATTATAAACATTTCGTTTTTCCGCCATATTATTATATAATATACTGCTAAAATATATTTTACAATAAGTCTTTAATAAACGGTGGAAGATTTGATTTACCTTTAATAGATTGTTTTTTTATTGCTTGTGTGATAAGATTTACAGGACTGATTTCTTGCGGTGTTAAGGGTGTATCTTTTGTTATTCTTTTTGTAGGACGATAAACAGGATATTCTAAATTTGCATAATCAGACCACTTTTCTTTATACCAACGATCTAAACCAGTATTTTTCGGTTTTTCGCCTTTGTATTTTCCACCCATTTCTTTGTAGGTTTTGACAATCCACCCAGATTTATAAGCACTTGGTTTTTTGTATTTTGCATCTGCCATTTTTTTGACTTTTTCATAAAGTTTTGTATTTGTTGGAGTCGCCATTTTGCTATATAATAATATATTATTTTATCAGATAACATATTATTTAATACTTGGAACAAGAACCGTGTTTTTTAGCGGTTTTGACCAATTTTCCCCTTTACACGAAAAAAAGAAAAGAAAATGTCATATAAAGGTGAAAAAGGGTCAAAACCGCCAAAAAAGACGGTTTTGGATTTGAGAATTTATACGTATGAACCCAGATAATTTCCAGAATCAAGAGTATAACCATCGCCTCGTGCATTGGTATTAATAGTAGGTTGGGATGCTGGAGCAACAATAGGGTTATAACTACTGACCAACTGTAGAATAGTAGGTATTCCTTTTTCAAATACTTCATCACGGACGGCACGTATAATATCACGTGTTCCAGTAATTTCAGAATCAGGAGTTCCAACTTGTATAGCATTAGAAAGTTCAGGTAATGCATACTGAATGGTTTTGTCCCAAGTATTAAAAACTTTTTCGCATAAATCTGCAATATCATTTACTTGTTCTTGACTCAAATAGTTAAATCTTGGTGCAATTTTCTTAATGATATTTTGGAATTGTTTTCCAAGTTTCAGAATTTGTCCCATTTGCCCCCTAAAATTGCTTACACCACTAACTGCCCTGACAGTTGCCCTTCTATTTTCTTCAAGAGCAGTCTCCAAGTGTTGAGATGTTACAGTAGAAGGTCTGCCTCGTCTTGTACCAGACGGTGTTGTAGGTAATGAAGGAACCGTTTGTCCTAATGCTTCAGGCATTGTGGGTTGTCTTGAAGTAGGTAATGGAGCAGTTGTGACATGATTAGCGTCAAGAGAACCAACACCAATGGAAAATAAATAAGAATGAGACTCTTGAAGTAGGGCATACATAAGATACAATATTTTTTCTAATTGCATGTACAATTCGTCTGCTTCAGCATCATCAGATTCAAAGCGAATCATTGCCTCATTGGTATATTTGGTTCGTAATGCTTTGTTTAGTCTTGCTTTAATACGATTATCATATTCAAGTTCGTTTCTTTGATAGGAAGGCAACATAATTATATATTATAATGAGATATAATTATATTACTAAATATTTAATAAAGTCCTTCTTCTTTTACTATCTTTGAAGCGTGAGGTAATGTGACCCCACGTTCCGCCATAACTCTTTTGACAATTGCTGCCCTTTTTGCACGTCCTCCACTCATTGCCCCACCACGTTTTGCTTTAAGTTCTTTTGCTTGTTTCTTAACTACATCACCGAGCAATTCCATATCATCAATACCCCTTCTCAATAAATCACCACGATGATAGTAACCACCAGCACCTAAACCTTTCATTGCTGCGGCAGTTGCGGCAGTTGTTACAGGAGCAAGTTCAGGGTTACCTGTAGCAGTAGTCAATGCCCCAACAGCGACAGGAGCAGCAACCTTTGCTACGCTTTTTCCAATTCTACCTAAAGTTTTACCAATATGATGGTGTTTTTTTCCACCAACTGCTTCACCTTCGGAAAGTGATGAGATCAGTGCATCCATACCTTCTTTTACCATTGCTTTACCTTGTTCTTTGATAATAGGCATTGCAACATCATAAACTTCTGAAGCAATTTTTTTGGTTATAGGATGTTTAACAACAGATTTCAATGCTTTTGAGAAACTTCTTCTTTTTCCACCAGTAAATTCACCTAATCCTGCTGCTGCTGCTTCTTCTGCCATCATATTTTCAATCATACTTTCCATACCTTTCTCCAGTTGTTTTTGTGCTGCCTTTGTAACGATAGGTGCTGCTGCTTTACCTACGGATTTTGCTGCTTTACCAAGAGTTCTACCCACCTTTTTCATCTTAATTTTTCCACCTGCTGGTGGTCTGCCCCTTCGTCTGCCTAATGCCATTGCACCGACTTCAGCACCTTCAAGTAATGCCTCATCAACGGCAGGGTTGGTTAAAGCACCAACAATAGCATCAGTTGCTGCTTGTGTAGCGACTGCTTTGCCTACATCGGATGCAGTTTTTCCGACAGTTTTACCCACTGATTTTGCTGCTTTTTTGAATGAAAATTTTCCACCAACTGTTCTAACATTATCATGAACACCAAACATTGTATGTCCCCTCATACCACCTACAGGGTTTTGCATACTTAATTCAGGATGCAAATAGTCAGTATATGGGTTAGAACCAGTTTGTAGATAACGTCCTTCTGAAGATGCACTTTGAAAACCACTATTAACAGATTGAGAATGTGGATGATTGCTTAAACCATCGTAATCGTAATTTGAACCTCGTCTTGGCATTTTGTATATATATTACATATACAAAATAAATTCAAGGAAATGTAATAATTATTTATAGAACTTTATTTAAAATACTAAACTTTCCTTTTATTTTATCAATTTTACTTTTAGCAGCACTGACTTTTTCTTTAACTTTTTTAACTTTGGTTTTTACATTTTTTCCTAAAGCACCACCTTGAGAATCAGCAACATTAGAATCACCACCCTTTGCATCTGCTGCTTGTGATAAATAAAGTGGTGTCCAAGTAGCAGGATTAGAACCAATAGGTTTGCGTGAATTAACCGACTCTTTAAGTTGTTTTTTCGTAAATTTCGGTTTTACAATATTATTAATAGTTTTATATTCTTTAGTTTCAGGATTAAATGCAACAGCACCACCAGATAGACCAGCACGTTTTGTTCGTGGTCTTGGATTTTCTCCTTTTTTACCGACCATAAAAGTATTTTGTCCAGCACCACGTTCTTTTTCTTCTTGGACGTATTTTAATGCATGTGCAAGTGGTATTGGAGCAGTAAGCAAAGCACCACCAGTAAGATGTTGTTCTGCTTTTGACATCATTCTCATATCAGGATCGTTATTAATAGCACTACGTGGTGCTTTCATTGCAATAGAAAGGGGTGTATCAGGAAATCCTTTTATTTGTGGAGATTTCAAAGCAGCAGCACCACGCATTCCTTCTACACCAGCAGCATATGCATCCCTTCTTGAATTACCTTGTCCTAATCCGATTTCTCCGAAGATTCTACAAGTATTGTTCCAAGTGTATGGTTGGGGGATATCCTCAACATATTTGCTTGGAAATCCCCTTTGACAGTCATCTAATTCTGCTAAACGTAAAACAATTGAACTATTTTCACGTGATTCAAAATTGTTGTTATAATTGTGCAACATTATCTATATTATAAGTATATATAATATTGCGGCGTGTTATTTCTAAAATATTTTTTTACTGTAGAATCTCAAACCGTAAAAAAAGGCGGTTTGACCCTATTTTCCCCTTTACACGAAAAAAAGAAAAGAAAATGTCATATAAAGGTGAAAAAGGGTCAAAACCGCCAAAAAAGGCGGTTCTGAAATTAGAACTGTAACATGTATAGAACACGCATATTTAATAAATTACTAAATATGCGTTTTAAAATAATGAATTGTTAAATGATTAAATTAGTAGAATTATGTGTATCTTCGGACACCACCAGAGTGAGAACCGATTCCACCAGATTGAGAACCGAATCCACCCCTTGCACGTCTCATTTTACCAACTTTACCCATAATCATTTTTTTCAATGCACCAAAGTTACCCATTTTACCACCGACCATTCTTGTGTATTCAGGAACTTCCAATTCAGGAACTTCTTCTTCAGTAGCAGTAGATACCACCATTTCTTTGGTCAGAATTCCAGTGTATATTGCACTGCTTCCTGCAGCATTTACCATAATACCAGTGTTCATACAAACAATGCAGATTTCAGGAACAAGACTTGAAGCAAAAGGATTTGTGCATGTAATTTGGATATTAAATTGAAATTGTCCAATTGAACCACTTGAAAGCATTGCAGGTAAAGATAGTGCCATTGCTGGAGATAAAACCAACATACTACCAGTGGTCTTGACAGCAGAACCGACACCAGTATTAGCATCAACCACAGATTGCTGTCCATTCCACTCGTTCCAAGATTGAGAACTTCCTGCTTCCGTAGATAATTTCCACAATTGCTGGGCACTCGCACTTGAAAGCAACCCACTTTGGTTGTTCAGATTTACACTGATACCAGTAATAGGGAAGAAAGAATCCGAATCTTGTGGAGTTTGCTGTGTCATTGCCTTTCTTACACAGATAATGAATTTATCAGGAAGTTGATTCAACTGTAAATTAGGACTGGTAAGAGTAGCAGTTGCACCAGCAGCAAGTGGAGATGCAGAGTTACTGCTCAAGTAGCGAGGAAAGTCCGCATATGGAACAACTTGTCTGCTTGGGATAAGGTCAGTAGATTGGGTTGATAGGAAATTCATCAACAAACTTGTAGAACCGAAAGGATTGGAATCACCACCGAATGTACCAGTTGATACAGAGTATGTGTATGATCCAGCAGTTCTATAAACACGCTTGAATGTAGTGTCAATATTACATACCAAGTTAATAGTATTGATACCGCACATACCTCCAACATTGTATTCAGGATTACTAAAGATGTAAGGTGAGAGAAACAAAGGTTCGGTGGTTGTGAAATCAAATTGAGCAATAAAAAAGTTAGTAGCATCAGTTGAAATAGGTGAATTGGAAACGACAACACCAGCAGCAGTGTATTGGGTGAGTGTAATATCAGCAGGGAAAGCACCACGAGGATTCTGATCTAAATCATAAGATTGGTTACCATACCCAGCAAGTGGGTTGTTATTGTTAAGAACACCATCAGCATATGAAAAGTATGCTTGGTCAGGAAGTGTCGGAGCGTAACTATTATACTTGTACAATTCA